AGTAAATTCATTATATTTACCCCCATATAATGTTAATAGAATAGAAGATAAGAAGATAGGGGAAAATGGTGAATTTTCTGTAGGTTTTGAATATGTAGAAAATAATATTGAAACTTACACATCTGAAAGGGCTAAGAAAAAGGAATATGAAAATTATGAAATAGCCCACTTTAGATTATTATCAGATCCTAACTTTTTACCTTATGGTAAATCGTATATAGAGGGAATTAGAAAGAATTTTAAAATACTTACATTATTAGAGGATGCTGTTCTTATTCATAGAATAATGAGATCTCCTGAAAAAAGAGTATTTTATATAAATGTAGGTACTATACCTGCTCATGAAGTTACTCCATTTATGGAACAAGTAACTAATAGAATGAAAAAGGAACCTTACATAGATCCACAAACTGGGGATTATAATCTAAGATATAACATGATGAATGTAAATGAGGATTTCTACATTCCAGTTAGACCTGGGGATAATACAACAAGAATAGATACTACTAAAGGTTTGGATTATACAGCAATGGAAGATGTTACATATTTTAGAGATAAAATATTATCAGGATTAAAAATTCCAAGAGCATTTTTGGCTTTAGATACCCAAATGGGAGGCAAAGCAACATTAGCTGCTGAAGATGTTAGGTTTTCAAGAACAATAGAAAGAATTCAAAAAATTATAATATCAGAATTAACTAAATTGGCTGTTATTCATTTGTATGTACAAGGATATAACCAAGATGATTTAGTAAATTTTGAATTAAAAATGCATTCTCCTTCTATTATATTAGAACAAGAAAGAATAGAGTTAATTAAATCAAAATTAGATGTTGTTACTACCTTAAAAGATGCTAATTTATTATCAAGTGATTGGGTATATAGTAAGTTATTTGGTATGAGTGAAGATGAATACAATTCTGAAAGAGAAAAAATAATTGAAGATGCTAAAAGAAGTTTTAGAATATCCCAAATAGCTGATGAAGGAAATGACCCAATTGAAACTGGAGAATCTTATGGTACACCCCATGATTTAGCTACAATATATAAAAGAAATAGTGAAGTAGGAGGAAATGGTAATATACCTAAGGGTTATGGAGATGATTTACCACTAGGAAGACCAGATAAAAAAACATCAACATTTAAAACTCAAGATTCTAATTTTGGAAATGATCCACTAGGTAATTCAATAAATAAGGATTCTGTTAAAAAATTATCTGATAATAAACCAAAATATAAAACACAAACCTTTACTTTAGAATCTAAAAAACCATTATTTAAATTACTAGATAAAAAATATAAATCTAAAGAAATATCATTCCTAAAGGAAGATAACATTCAAGAATAATAAATTAAATAATAATATTTATAAATAAAACCATTTACTGGATGGGTACAAACTTTAAACATAGTAAATTAAAAAATACTGGTGTTTTATTTGAATTATTAACAAGACAAATAACATCAGATATTTTAAATAACACAAGTTCAAGAGCTGTAAATATCTTAAAAAGATATTTTAATAATACTGAATTATCTAAGGAATATAAACTATATGAATCTTTATCTACTTATAAAGTAAGTGAGGATATAAATTCATTTATTAATTCCTTAATCAAAGAATCTTCTAAATTAGATAAAAATTTATTAGATAAGGAAAAATATAATTTAATAAAAGAAATAAAAAAACATTATAACCTAGAATCATTTTTACAATCAAAAGTAAAAAATTATAAGTTATATGGTAGTTTATATGGTTTATTAGAAATAAATAATTCTAAAAAATTGTACAATCCTGAATTATCACTAAAATTTACTAAATCAATTTTAGAATGTTTTAAATCTCCAAAAGCTAAAATCAGTGAGGAAGTTGAATTATATGATAAAGAGGATTATACCACTAAATTACTAATACAGAAATTACTAGTTGAAAGATTTAATAAAGAGTATAATGATAAATTAAATGAATCTCAAAAATCTTTATTACAATTATATATCAATAATGTATCTTTAGGTCCTAATGTTAAGGAATATTATAATAAGGAAATTAATTCAATTATACCCCAAATCCAATCATTAAAAGAATCAATTAATGATGAAGTAGTAAAAGTTAAAATTAATGAAATACTTAAAGGTATTAAAATAATTAAGGAACATTCAACCATTAAAGACTCTGATATAGAATCTTTAATGAATTATTACCAATTAATAAAAGAACTAAAAAATGTTATTAAATAATAAGGATCTATATAATGTTAAGTTTGATGTAAGTTATGAAACAACTGGTAATATAGGAAAGAGAGAAACTGTAAACGAAAAAAATATAACATTAAAAAAAATAATTTCTCTAATAAATAAATATCATAAACCTTCAACTTTAACTCAAAGGGGTATAAAAATAAATGGAAAGAGAATATATATAACTAATGTTGAAACTAATGAAACTGAAGAATTTAAAATATCTAGGGAATATCAAAAAGACAATTCAACTACTTTAAAGACTTATATAGTTGATAATAGTGGTTATAGATTACATGAATTAAAACTAAAACTCACCCCAATAGTTCAGGAATCATACAGAAAATTCCAAAAGGAAGTATCACAATCAAGCAATACTCAAAAGATTGACAAATGTATGAAGTTAGTTAAAAGAAAACTAAATGAATTAAATAAAACAATCCAATATACATCTAAAATAAAGGAATCTATTTTGAATGAGGGTAATACACCTAATTTAAAATATATTAATGAAATAAAATCATTATACAAGGAATCAATTCAATCATTAAAAGAATTAACTCAATAAATGAATATTCAAAAATTATACAATCAAGTTCAAATAGGTGAAATATCTAAATCTAATTTTTTATCTGAAATAAGAAAAGATAATAGAGTTAATAGTTTATTTACCAACACAAATACATTTGAACAAATAATTTATAAATTAAAAGCTAAATCAATTATTTCTGAATCAATTAATAAAGAAATGTTTGATAAATATAAAAAAGCTGTTGAATTATATTTAATTAATAAATACCATTTAGAAGAAGAAACAGTATTTGAAATAACATCTAAAAACATCAATAAATCTTTATTATTAAATGGTTTTCAATTAGATTGGAGTGTTGATAAGATGGCTTCTAAATTAAAACCTGAAGACGAGAATGAAGAAGAAATAGAGGAATTAAATGAGGAAGATGAAATAGATTATAATTCTGGGACTGAAAATTCATTTATATTAGGTAATGAAGATGAAGGTTATTATTTAGATAATTCTGCCGCTAAAAGATTTTTATTAAATATCTATTCTAAAACAAAAGGAGTAGGGGAAATAGATTGGGATAATAAAAAAGAATTAAGCGAAATAATAGATGATGTATTAGAATCTGATGGTGTTACAGATTATATAGGAGTAGATCCTGAGGAGACAGAAGAAGAAACTAAAAGAGCCCTAAAGGTAGAATTTAATTTTTGGTGTGGTGAATATCATGATATAAATGAATCTAAATCCTTAAATGAAGGAACATGGGGAGATAGTTGGAGAGATAAAAAAATATTATCTAATGCTTTAGTTGATTTAAATAAAATTTATAATTCTAAAAATAATTCTAAAAGTAGAATTGAATTAATAGACCAATTCCAAAAGAAATATTATTTAACTTTAGGGGATGATAAATTTTATGATATGTTAGATAATAGTAAAAATAATGAATATAAATTAAAGGAAGTCATTCAATTTATTACAAGAAATATAAATCATATAAATAAACAAATGGATTTGAATGAATCTAGATCCACTAAAAAAGAAATAACTAAAACTCCAGACCAAGTAAACTATTCAGAATACAGAATGGGTATTAGTAAGGAATACACAGAAAATAAAATACCAGAAGATAAAGTACAGGATGTAGTATTAAAAAACTTAACTAAAGATCCCAATTATTATACTAATTTACTTAGTTATGGCAAGGGAGATCAATCTTCTAAAAAAAGAACTGATTTAATGACTTTAGTTAAAGGAGAAAAAGATTATAAAGATAAGGATAATGAGATGAAAGTTCTTACTAAAAATCCAAAAGATGATAATAATGAGGATACAACTAAAAAGGCTACTAATAAACCTAAGGGGGTTACTTTAATAAAAAAACCAAGTAAGAAATATACTTCATTAAATGAAATGGTTAAAGGAAGTGAATATGGAGAGAAAAAATCGACCACATTTTCTAAAACATTTACCAATTTAACCTCACAATTTGTATTATTTATACAAGCTGAGGGAGGAGATTTTGAAACAGAATCTGCTAAAGATGAAAATGGAATAGATTTTTATATTTATAAAGGAGTAAATCATATTGGATCATTACTAAAACAAAAGGATGGTTCTTATAATTTAGTTACTGATTCCAAAACAGTTTTAGATTTTAAAAAATTATTAACTCCTAAAATGTATGAATCTTCATTAAATGAAATTCATAATGAATGGTTTATAGACGATCTTTACAAATTACAACAAACAAAACCTGGAATCAAAGTAACAGTTAATTCAGATTGGAGTCCTACTGGTGTTAAAAAGGTGGAAGTGACATTATTAAGTCCATTTAAAAAAGACAAAATCAATCCTGATTTTTACCAAGCATTTTGTAATTATAAAGGCAAGTTAGAAGTTTGTACTATAGATTATGATAGTAAAGAGGCATTTATAGGTGGTAATTGGGAGGATGGATATGATGAAAATGAATTAGATAATATAGCTGTAAAATATAATTTAGTAAGGGAATCTTCATTAAATGAAACTATTACCGAAAATATTGGATATAAAATTTATGGTTTGGGTGTAAATTTAAGTAATGAAGCTGATAAGGATTGGAATGAAGGAGATGGAAGATATGAATCAATTAAAGATAATTTATTAGATGAAATAATTAGTGATTTAAAAAAATCAAATTTCAAATATAAAAAAGATTCAAATAGATATGATTTATTTATAGAATGTAATTGGGAAACAGTTGATGAAGTAGAAGAAATAATTAGAACTTCAATCCCATCTCAATATATTGATGATATACATGAATTCAATGAAAAAAACAGTAAAATAACTGGAAATTTAAAGGAAAATGAAGTTTCTAATACTATATTTAATAAAAATAAATCATTAGGAAACCAAGTATCTAAATTAAGTTTAGATAATCAATCTGAAATGGAAAAATTCATATTAAATAATCAATATTTAATAGGTGGGAGTTGGGTTGATTATACTGAACAAGATATTAAATCATTCTCAAAACCAGAATTAGAATCATTATATAAGAAAGTTAAAGAAAAGAAATTGGAATTTGATTCTGAATCTTATAATAATTTAAGACCTGATGATTATGTAAATGAAATAATGGATAATAATGATCCCATAGCTAGAGGTGATTATAAAAAAGAAGAAAAAGAGGCTAGGGGAATATTTAATATTTTAAAACAACATGAATTAATAGATGATAGAAGAGAGTATGATATAGAGGATTTACAAAATACATATTCAATTTCTTTAGAAACTGCTAAAATTTTATATTCTTTAATTCATTCAATTAAAGAGAACGCTAATTTGGATAAACAAGCAGTGGAAAATGAAAAGAAAGCTACCGACTCAAAAATAAAAGCATTACAAGCAAGAAGAAGGGAATTGGATCAAGGAAAAGCAGTAAATGAATCAGATGATGAACAAGAAACATTTGATGATAAATCTGAAATGGAGGAAAATATTACTTATACTAAAGTAATATATGATAAAGATACTGGGGAGTATATTTATTTAAATAAAGGAATTGAAGTGGCAAGATGGGATGCTAATGGAGATAGAGGTTATATAACTGAAATCATTAATGAAATCCAAAATCCACTGTCAGAATTAGTTAAGATAGAAATATCATTAATGGATGCTAAAAAATCTCAAGACATATTTAATGATGAAAGATGGAAGAGATTTGGTATAGAACAAGAAACTACAAATACCTATTCATCTGATGATTTAGAATTAATGGATGATTTTGCCAATAGATTGGAATCTATTGGTATAGAGGTAATAAGGCATTATTAATATTTATAAATAAATAATTATTAAGTGAATAAACAACCATTACTAGAATATAATAATTTTAAATTAAAAAAATCTGTTAAAGAATCAATTGATTCTGATGGTAGATTATTTGTTGAAGGAGTTATTCAAAGATCTAATGTTAAAAACCAAAATGGTAGAGTTTATCCTAAACCTATTTTGGAACAAGCTATAGAAAATTATATAAAAAATTTTGTTGAAATAGGAAATGCCCTGGGGGAACTAGATCATGCTGACACTACTGTAGTTTCTTTAAGAAATGCCAGTCATGTCATTAGAAAAATATGGTGGGAAGGAGATGATGTAATGGGAAGAATAGAAATACTAAATACCCCATCAGGTAATATAGCTAAAGAATTATTAATTAAAGAAATACCATTAGGTATAAGTTCTAGAGCTTTAGGAAGTATTCAAGAAATAAATGAAAATACTGTGGAAGTACAAGATGATTTAGAATTAAGTTGTTGGGATTTTGTTTCTAATCCAAGTACCCATGGTGCCTTTTTATCACCAGTATCTTTAAATGAATCAATTAATACAAATAAAGATAAATTCTATAATTTAAATAAAGTAATTAAGGATATTTTAAATAATTACTAAATTATAATTTTCTTTATCATATTTATAAACAAATTAGGATATCAATCCTATTAAAATACACAATTCCTACCTTAATATTGTGTAAGTAATAACTTAATATTACATATTATACTTTTATCTACAATAAGTATAGAGAAATTAAATTTTTCAAATGAGTATTTTAAAACAAGCTATAGCAGATGCTAAGATTATAAAAGAATCTGCAATGAAATTAGCTAAAGAGACTTTAGACAAAGAAGTAAGTCCAAAATTAAAAAAGATTGTATCTGATTCAATCAAAAAATCAACATTAAAAGAATCAATGGAACCTGAGGAAGAAGATGATGAATTTTCTGAATTTGATTTACCTGAAGTTCCTGAAGATGAAGAAGCTAGTAAAGTAGCTAAACAAGATTCTAAAGATGAAGAAATAGATTTAGATGAAATTTTATTAGAATTAGAAGATGATGAAACAGAAGAAACTCCTGAAAGTACTGAAGAAGTAGAAACTGATGAAACATCTGAAACTATGGAAACAACATCTAATGAAGATGAAAAAGTATCTGATTTAACAGTATCTGATTTAAAATCAATTATTAAAGATATTTTAGATGAAGAAGATAGTATTGAAGTTGAAGATGATGTAGTAGAATTGGATGAAATGGAAGTAGTTGATGAAGTTGAAGATTGCAATGAATCTAAGAATCAAATTAAAGAAGAAGAAATAACAGAAACTGTAGATTTATCTGAAGAAACTGAATTAGAAAAATTAGAAGAATCTTATAGGAAAAGAAAAGAAGAATTAATTAAAAAAGCTTCTAAACCTAACCCAACCAAAGATTTAACTAAACAATTATCTGAACAAACTTTATTAAATGCTAAATTATTGTATTCTACTAGATTATTAAGTGAACATAATTTAACACAATCTCAAAAAGATAAATTACTTACAACTTTAGATAAAGCCCAAACAATTAGAGAAACTAAATTAATTTATACAACATTAAAAGAAAGTTTTTCTAAGACAGAAACTAAATCTAAATCATTAAAAGAAGGATTTGGTTATGCATCTAAATCAGCCTCTAGTGTAAAAAGAGAAGTTATAACAGAAAATAATATAATGGATCAAAACTATATTAAGAGAATGCAAAAATTAGCTGGTATTATTAAATAATTAAATAAAATTAAAAAATGAATCCTGTAAAACAAATGTTAACAGAAACTCAAAGCAGTTTTGAAACATTACAAAAGGAAGGAGCCAAATTAGTAAATAAATGGCAAAAATCGGGCTTATTAGAAGGATTGAATAATGCCTATGAAAAAAACTACATGTCTATCATGTTAGAAAATCAATCTAAACAATTAATTACAGAATGGAATCAAACTAACACTGGTGGTCAACCTGTAAGTGGTGGTGCTGGTATGCAATGGGCAGGAATAGCTTTACCATTAGTTAGGAAAATATTTGGTGAAATAGCTGCAAAAGAGTTTGTATCTGTTCAATCAATGAATGTACCTAGTGGATTAGTATTCTATTTAGATTTTACTTATGATAATAGACAACCTAAATCAGGTGGTAGATTTGAAGTAGGTGAATCTGTATATGGTATAACTAATACTCCAAATGTTGATGCTAATGGTGGTTTATATGGTAGTGGTAATTTTGGTTATTCATTTAATGAATATTCTCAAACAGTAACTGGTTCAAGTACTACTTGTACTAATGCTACTCAAACTACTGTAAATAATGATGCTAGATTTTATCCATTAACTGGTTCATTAAAAGAATTAGCTGTTCCATTAACTGGTGATTTAGCTGGAGCTCAATTAGATGCAGTTAAAGGTTTTACAGTTTATCCTGTAGCTTCATTAACTGGTACTGCTAGTTTTGATCAATATTTTTATCCTGAATTCACTAAGGTGTCTGGTTCATTTAATGTAACAACAAATGTATTTACTCCTACACATATTGTGTTTGTATTAAATAGTAGTGTTCAAGCTCAATTCTGTGGTCAAGATTTAAAAGTAGAATTCTTTAAATCTAATAAATCTGATTGTTCAACTCCTTACAATGTAGGTGATTTTGAAGATAGAAAAGATAGAAGAATTAAAGAAGACGCATCAGTAACTGGTTCAAGTGCAATACCAGAAATTAATATAGAAATGAAATCAGAATCTATCACAGCTAGAACTAGAAAGTTAAAGGCAAGATGGACTCCTGAATTCAGTCAAGATTTAAATGCTTATCATAATATTGATGCTGAAGCTGAATTAACTTCAATGATTGCTCAATATGTTGGTTTAGAAATAGATCAAGAAATATTAGACATGTTAATGGTTAATGCTAACACTACTGATTTTTGGTCTGTACAAAATAATAAATTCTTAACTTCAAGTGGTTCTACTACTTCAGGTCCAGTTCAACCTTATTTAAATAGTCAAGGTGGTTGGTTTAGTACTTTAGGAACTAAAATTCAAAAAGTAAGTAATACTATTCATCAAAAGACTTTAAGAGGTGGTGCTAATTTCTTAGTAATGAGTCCTCAAGTATCTACTGTAGTTGAATCAATAGCAGGATTTGCTGCGGATACAGATGGTAACAAGGATGAATTTAATATGGGATGTGTTAAAATTGGTTCATTAAGTAATAGATGGAAAGTATATAAAAATCCATATATGACTAGTAATACAATTTTAATGGGTTATAAAGGTAATCAATTCTTGGAGACTGGAGCTGTTTACGCACCTTATATTCCTTTATTACAAACTCCTGTTGTTTTTGATCAAGAAACATTTACACCAAGTAAAGGTTTAATGACTAGATATGCAACAAAGATGATCAGACCAGAATTTTACGGGAAGATATATGTTGATGATTTAAATTTATTATAATTTAGTTTATAATAAAGCTTATAAAATGGAAGACCTAGTAGAAATACTAGGTCTTTTTTACATTTATATATCTTAATACTTATAAATAAATGGAATTTAAACAAAAAATTGAAAAATATAATGGAAGATATTTAGAGGAAAAATTTTTAGGTGAAATATTACTACAATTATTTCCTAATGAGAATATAATTCATAATAGAAAATTATTAAATTTTAGACCAGATTATTACATTCCTTCTAAAAATATAGTAATTGAATTTGATGGACCCCTACACTACACAGATAGTAAAACTATTATAAGAGACTTTAAAAAAGATAAGGATTATAAAGAAATTAATATTGATGTAATTAGACTTCCATATTTCATTCAATTAACTTCAGAAGTAATTTCTTTATTATTTAATATTAATTTTAATATTGAGAAAGAATATTTACATGGTTTTATAAATGAAAAAGTAATACTACCAAGTAATTTTTGTAGTTTAGGAATTAAAAGGTTTGAAGAAGATTTAGAAAAGTTTAAAATTGTAAAAGATGAAATAATAGAGTCTTTAAATTATAAAATCCAACTACTAAATAATGTGGATTTAGTACTTCCCATAAATTTTAATATTTAGTATTAATCCATATTTATCCGTTAAATTCTGTACTTATCTTAATAAATAAGTACATTTTTATTATATTTATAACAAAAATTATCTCAACATTATACCCCATCAGAATCAATTTAAAATCAATTTATGAGTATAGGAATCTATAAAATAATAAATCCAAATGGGAAAATATATGTTGGACAGAGTGTAAGTATTGAAACTAGATGGAAAGAACATATTCAAATCCATGAACATGTTTCTAATACAAAAATTTCAAGATCTATCAAAAAATATGGTCCTGAAAATCATATTTTTGAAGTACAAGAAGAATGTGAAGTTAATTTATTGAATGAGAGGGAAAGATATTGGCAAGAATTTTTTGAAGTATTAGGCCCCAATGGTTTAAATTTAAAATATACTAAAACTAATGATAGGAGTGGCCACTACAGTGAAGAATTAAAGGATAGGATGAGAGGATTGAAAAGATCAGAGGAGTATAGGGAAAAAATAAAAATCATAAACACTGGGAGAATTAGAAATGATAATACAAAAATAAAAATGAGAGAGGCCAAGTTAGGGAAACCTAGTAACAGGCTAGGAAAATTTCAATCTAAAGAAACAAGATTAAAAATAAGTAAATCTAATAAGGGTAGAATTCATTCTGAAGAACACAAAATTAAGATAGGTTTAGGAAATATAGGTAGAATTAGAAAGGAAGGAACTGGTGAAAAAATAGCTGGGTCTTTAAGAGGTAAAACTAGATCAAAAGAAACTAAACAAAAAATGAGAGAAGCTAAGTTAGGAAAACCAGGAAATATGTTAGGAAAATTCCAATCTGAAGAAACTAAGTAAAAAAGAAGGGAAGCTATGTTGGGTAAATCATGGTTTTGGAAAGAAAAAACTAAAGAAATTTTATAAATTAAATAATATGAGTGCATTTGGATCTAATAGAGACCAAAATTTTTTTTTTATCAGTAAACAATGAATTACTGAATAAAATCATCTCCCAAGAAGTATCTTACCACAAAGTAAGTTTAAAGGCAACCAAATCTAATTTATATGGGGAGTCAGAATCTAAATTTTATCTACCTCCAATTATTTTAACTTGTTTGATAGATAGAAATCCCCAGGATAGTAATGATACAGATTTTGGATATGATTCTAAACAAAATTATGATTTTAAATTTTTAAGACCCCATTTAAAAAGATTAAATTTAATATGTGAGGTTGGTGATATCATTTCATTTAATAATTATTATTATGAAGTACATCATATAAAAGAAGATCAATATATAGGTGGTAAAATTTCAAATACAAGATTATCTCAATATAACTCCCCTAAAGATACTAATTATTATAATTCTAGTAATAAACTAATTCCCCAACTTAATTGGCCATTTAATAATGATGTAAATTTATCTAATTATACATCTTCATTTAAAAATGATTATAATGAGGGATATGGTGATTCCTGGTCAATAGTTTGTTCAACCCATATGACAAGATTAGACAAACTTAATATTATAGAATCAAGATAAAATATTTATAATAAAAATGGCTGGATGTCCTCCAACTCCCAATACTGGTAGTTTTATTGTTCAAAGTAATAGTTATACTGTCCCTAATTGGGATAATAACCCTAGATATGTAGTTGGTTTAACTCCATTTGGTTATTATGATAATAATTCTTGTTTCACCACAGACTCTTACAAATTTGCTCAATGGGCTGCTACTAGATTAGGCTATCCTAATATTGATATTGAATTACAAGATGTTCATTTTTATACAGCATTAGAAGAGGCTATTAATACTTATGCTACTGAAGTATATTCTCAAAAAATAAAAGACAATTATTTATATTTACTTGGTATGCCATCAGGTTCAAATACTATAAATAATACTTATATTAAACCTAATTTAAATTATTTTATAGATATAGCAGAATCTTATGGAGCAGAGGCTGGAATAGGAGGGAATGTAGAATGGTATACTGGTTCCATAGAATTAAAGGCTGGCCAACAAATATATGATTTAAATGAATGGGCTTCATCAAGTTTAGATTTAATTCCTGGGGATAAAATAGAAGTAAGAAAAATATTACATAACAATATACCTGAATCAGTCCAATATTATGGAGAAGGTAATCACTTTGAGGAAAAAACTAATATAGTTCAGGAATTAATAGATGAATCTAATTGTGGTTGTGAAAATAAAAGTATTTGTTCTCATAATAAATCAAAAAGTTATGGAAATGGGAGATTTGATTTATCTTATGTAATGTTTCCTCTCCATATGGATTTATTAAGAATTCAAGCTATGGAATTAAATCAAGAATTTAAAAGATCCCATTATAGTTTTGAAGTAATTAATAATAAATTAAGAATATTCCCAATACCTACTTGCAATCATAAAGTATGGTTTCATTATAGTAAGAAATTTGATAGATTTAACTCATCTGGATTAGAAATAGGAAATTCAAATAATTCTGTAAATTTAATATCAAATCCCTATGATGTTCCTTTTAATTATATAGATTATTGTAGTATAAATCAAGTAGGAAAAAATTGGATATGGAAATTTGGATTAATATTATCCAAACTTACATTAGGATATATAAGGGGGAAATATTCTACAATCCCAATCCCAGATTCAGAAATTTCATTAGATGGTTCCACTTTAAGAAGTGAGGCTGAAGCTGAAAGAACTACTGAATTACAGTATTTAAGAGATTGGTTAGATGGATTATCTAAAAAAAGTTTATTAGAAAAAAAGGCATCTGAAGATGAAGTAATGGAAAAAGTATTATCAAGAATACCATTAGGAATTTATATATATTAATGAGTAGAAAACCAGTAATAAAATCCCAATCAGAGGAATTAATAGATGAGATAAATAAATCTTCTCTAAGACCAATTTCTACTGTTAGAAAATTAAGGTCTAATCAAATTTCACTAAATGGGGATGAATTTAAAATTCCTGAAATAGGATTAGAAACTCATGATGAAGCTGTAATTTGGTATTTAGAAAATAAAGTAAAACCTTATGTAATTTCTAATGAAAATAAATTAAACGTACCTATTATTTATGGTTCACCTGAAAGGTGGAAGTCAGTTCAATTAGATGGTTTTTATAGGGATAGGAATTCTAAAATACAAGTTCCTTTAATAATGATTAAAAGAACTTCCATATCACCTAAAGAGGATAGACCAATTAAATTAGATGGTAATAAAATTTTCAATTATCACTTATTTGAGAAAAAGTATTCTAAAAAAAATATATATGACAATTTTCATTGCTTGAATAATAGAATACCTCAAAAAGAAATTTATGCTATAGCCGTTCCTGATTATATCAATATTACTTATAAAGTAATTATATGGACAGATTTTGTATCTCAAATGAATAAAATAATTGAATCCATTAATTATGTTAATAATTCATATTGGGGAGATAATAATAAATTTAGTTTTTTATCAAAAATAGAAAATTTTTCAAATATAACTGAATTAACATCTGGAGAAGATAGAGCAATTCAAACTGAATTTGATTTAAATTTAAGTGGGTACTTATTACCAGATACACCCCAAAGAAGATTAATAGAACAAGGAAAATATTATTCTAAATCAATAGTAAAAATAAATGAAATAATAGAAGGAGATAATAGTTTAAATAAAATTCAACAAAATAATATCCCTAAATTTAGTATTGATGGTTTAAATAATTATAATCAAACAAATTCTCAATCTAATAAAATAAATAATTATTCTTGGGAATCTGTATGTTTAACCAATGATAATGGGGCTACTATTAATAGAGGATTGATGTTAATTAATTTTAATTCAAATTCACCAATAATAAAGTATTATATCAATAATAATGAAGTCCATGGTTATCAAATAATAGATTGTACTCCTAATAGTACCACTAATGGAAATACTTTAGAATATCAATTTAATAATCAATCTTCATTTACTGTAACTCATGGGTTTGGAAGAACAGTGGATACCACAGTATTTATTAATAACCAGGAGGTAGAAACCGAGATTATTGATTTGAATTTAAATCAAATCCAAGTTAATTTTAATTCACCTCAAACAGGATATATATTAATTCAATAATTCTAAAATAATAAAATGGCTCAAAAACATTTATATGCAGATTATCATTTACATAAAAACCAATTAATAGAGGCTAGATACGAAAATAGCCCTACAGCTCCTACCTCACCCCAACCAGGACAAGTATATTTTGATACTGCCACTAATAAATTTATGGGATGGAATGGAACAGCTTGGATTGACTTATCTCAGGTAGTTTCAAATACCACTCAAATTATGGGGGATATAACTAATGCTAATACTAATCCTACATTTCCTGCTAGTCCTTCAACAGGAGATATTTGGTTTATAACTACTACTTCTGGTACAGTAGGTGGTTTAGATGTGGAACCTGGGGATCAATTAATTAGAGGAACTTCTGGATGGTTTGTATTACAAAGTAATTTAAAACCAGCTACTGAGGCTTTAGCAGGATATATTAGATTAGCTACCCAAGCTGAGGCTAATGCTGGAGCATTAGATAATGTGGTTATTACTCCTTTAAAATTAGCTAATTTTTTAGTAAATGCCTTATATGCTAGAAAAGTAGTAATAAATGTAGCTTCATTATCTGCCAATACTCCTACTACTGTAACTCATGGTTTAAATGTATTAAACCAAAATGATTTAATTGTAAATTGTTGGCAAGCAGGAGAAATAATTGATTTAAGAGTGGTTTCAAGTACAGTAAATGCTATACAAATTGAATCTAATATAGCATTATCTAATGTTAGGGTTGTTATGCAAGGATAATAAAAATGGCTATAAAAAGAATATACATAGAAGAGGATCATAATGATCAACCTATATCCAAAATAGGAAAATTAAATATATCCCCTCTACCAGGTGATATATCTTCCCCAAATGATGGGGATATATGGTATAACTCTACAATAAATAAATTTAGAAAAAAGGAAAATAATATAATAACAAATTTAGATACTGGTTCTATACTTAAAACAATAACTTTTGGTATTTATAATTCAGACGGAATCACACCTATAACTACAGGTGGAAAAATATCTACTAGAATACAATCTCCTTATACAGGAACAATTATAGGATGGAAGTTACTAAGTAATATTTCTACAAGTACTGTTATTGATATTTGGAAACATGCTACTAATCCTACTAATAGTGATACAATAACATCTTCGGCTAAACCTACGTTAACAACACAAAGTAAAAATGATAGTTCAGTATTAACAGGCTGGACTACATCCATAGCTGAAAATGATTTATTACAAATTGAAGTAGAAAGTAATGATAATGCAACCGATTTAAAACTTATATTAATTATACAAATATAATAACATATGCGAATAGGAGTCGAACAATTAATTACAACACCATCAACGCTTAATTATTTAAGTACAAATGCTTACGATTTTACTAAATGGAATTTAGGTAAAGGTTTAATTTATAATAATGGAGCTACTGCCGTAGATAAATACGTAGCCCCCGATTTCCAAGTAATTCGACCAATGGAAGAAAGTACTTCTTTTGCTGTTTCTCAGATTAGTGCATATAATATAAGTACGGATATTTGTTATATTTTCGGAGTAGAAAATTCTACAACAGCATCAGCTACAAGGCGTGTTCATTTATGGGAATTAGCAAGAAAAACAGGGTCTAGGAGTTGGAAGGGTTTTATAACTATGACACTTGCTACAGCTACAGCACATACAGTAAGAGATTTCAAAGTAGATGTTAAGAACGAAAGTACAGGTACTGTTGCTGTATCTGGAACAGCAGTTACTGGAACAGGTACTTTTTTTAATACTAATAAAGTAGCTATAGGTGCTAGGATAGGTTTTGGTTCTACCAATCCTAGTGCAATCACTACTTGGTATAGAATAACCGCTAAAGGTTCTGATACAGGGGCTACTCTTAATGTTAGTGCTGGAACTATTGTAGCAGGTACTCCATACATAATACAAGAGTTTCGCCCTATATATACAGCTACTAATGCTACAACTACAAATGGAGGTACTCACTATGGTAAAGGAATATCTATAGAAGATTTTATTTCTGGCGGAACTACTATCGCTTTAGCAGGTACTACTGATGACCAAAAAGCTATGTATTGGCTTAAAGATGCCTCTACACAAACAAATGTAGTAGCGGCTGGTGCTGCTGCCGATTTTTCTTCTGCTACTCCGACTTCATTAGATTTCTATGTACTAGATTTAGTGTCAGCAGGTAATTATAAAGTTTATAAATATAATATAAGAGCAGAATTGACCGTAACTACAGGAGCTTCTACTAGTGCTTTTATACTAGCAACAGGAAACCAAGCGTTTACAGGTACAGGTTCACAAAATGCAAATTTATGTATTGCTACAGCTTCTCATGGATTAGGTAACGGTATCAAGTCTTTATATTTTATATCTACTACTCGTATGTACAGAGCCGCTACCTCTAATATTACTTCTGCTAATGTTTCTTGGCAATCGGATAATATAATTGAAATACCTACAGGCGGTACTAGTACATTTGCTGCAACATCTGATCTATCTACTATAGAGTATATGGATAGCATTGACTCTTTTATAATTGGAACAACTCATGCGATATCTAACTTTTCGTACGTTACTCAATATGTAAGTTCTGGGCAGCAGTTTCAAAAGATATTCGGACGAGATTATAAATATTTAGACCAGTCTTTAAAAGATAATGGACATCCATCTATTTTTTCTAACCAATTAAAAGCATTTTCTTTTACTGATGCAGGCGGAAATATACTATTTGCCGTTAAGCAAAGTACTACTATTTCTACAAATCACATATATGTAATGGCTTTTGGAGCTGATATGACTTATGCAGTTAACACACAAGGTAGGCTAATATCGCCAGAGATAATTACACCAAATGCTTTAAAATATTACAGAGCTTTTGTAAATAACATAAGGTATATAGGTTCAGATAACTTAGGTAAACCTACTGAAAATATAAAACTATATGCTAGAACAGCTAACATACAAACCGATGAAACATCTGGATGGAGTTTAATAGATGAAACCAATGATTTATCTAGTTTTGCAGGTGCCGCAAGTATTCAATTTGCCATTGAGTTTAGAACTATAGGTGAAAGTTGTTTACCTACAAGAGTTTTAGGAATTAATATTTCATATGAAAATAACACTACTGATAGTCATTTTGCTTTTAGCAGAGAAAAAAGTAGTGTTACTGCAAAACAATTTGGGTTTAGATTTAAAACAGCTTTTGGTGGTACAGTTCCCAATCTAAGAATTTCTTTATTTAATGATGTTACAGGAGGATCTTTAGGTACTGATACTACTGCAAGTCCAACACAAGGTACGTGGGAAAAGAGTACTGATGGAACTTCATGGGGTGCTTATAACAGTACAGATAAAACAAATGAAACAACATATATTCGTTACACACCAACAAGTATAGCGGATAATATTATTGTGGCAGCTTATTTAACTTTAGTATAAGATGGCATTAACAGATATAGTAAATTATCAAGGTGAACCTGCTGTTCTAGAATTAGATAGAGGTAATATAGGAACTATTACAGATATTCAAGTTGAAGGACAAAATAATACAGAAAGACCTTTAATTATAGCAGGAGGTGGAGGTAGTAATGAATATGGTTATGCATATTCATAATTAATTGAAAATAAATTATTAAGTTTTTATATTTAAAGTATAATTAAATATTTATTAAAAAATAAAGTTTATAATGAAAATAAAAAATTTAACATCAGAAGAAATTCAAGAAATAAAACAATTAAGAGATGATTTACTAGATAATATTATTAATTTAGGAAAGTTGGAATTACAAATCCAAAACACTAAAAAAATATTAGAATCATTAAATCAATCTAAAGAGGAATTAATTATAAGATCAGAATCTTTATCAAATATTGAGGATTCTATTCATTCTAAATTAAAGGAAAAATATGGTGAAGGAACAATTAATTTAGAAACAGGAGAAATAACAATTAGTAATAATACTTAAAATATTTATAAATAAAATAATTAGATGGCTTGTAAAATCTGTAATACAAATAATTGTACTTCTCATAGATTAGTATCTCCCGGAGTATTCACAAAAGAGAAAGATTCTACTTTTGTTCAAAAAGGAATTCAAGAAATGGGGGTAGTGGTAGTAGGACCTACACAAAAAGGACCTGCTTATACTCCATTAACTTTAACATCTTATTCTGAATATGAAACAGTTTTTGGTAATGATACATCAAATACTTATGTACCATATACTATCCAAAACTACCTAAAATCAGGAAATAATGCTACTGTTGTTAGAGTATTGGGAAATGGTGGATGGAAATGGGAAGCAGGAAGGATTAAAGCAATGGTAGATTCTAATAATTATATCACTAATGTTTTAACACCATCCCAAACTAATAATCCTGATTCTTTAGGATTAGAAACATCCAATTTATCCCCATCTAATCCATTAGTAAATTCTGGATTTATTTTAAATTTAAGTGGTACTAATGTTCCAAGTCAAAGTTTTTCATCTTCACTAAACTCTACATCAGCAGATTATTTACCAAGAGTGTTGGGTTCAAATGAGGCTAATTCTATAATTGGAGATTGTTTGTATGAATCTACTGCTTACCCATATTTAAATTTTTCTTCTCAATTGTCAGGAAGTTTATCATTAATTTCTAATAATTCAGATATTGAATATTTAGGTCAAAATCCAGAAGGATATGCTCATTCAATAACTCCATTTATTACTTCACAAATATTAAGTGGAAATATTACTAAAAATTTATTTAGATTTCATCACTTAGGGGATGGAGATTTTACAAATAAAGATATTAAAATCTCAATCACTAACTTAGTAGAACCTATTGATATTAATGAATATACTTCATTTGATGTAGTAGTAAGAAGATTTACAGACACAGACGAAAACCAAGACATTTTAGAGGTACATTCTAATATAAATTTAGATCCTGATTCAGTTAATTATATTTCAAGAAGAATAGGGGATCAATATACTCAATATGATGCTGATAGTTGTAAGTTAATGACTTCTGGAGGAGAATATACAATTAACTCTAATTATATAAGAGTAGAAGTGGCCCCAGGAGTTAAAAATAAATCTTATAGTCCTAATTTATCTCCAAGAGGATTTAAAACCTTATCTCAAACTATAGCTGGTTTTACAGGTTATAATTTAGTACCTTCTAAATATAATGTTAGTTCAAGTATAGATAATCCTAATTCATTTTTTGGATGGATATTTGAGGGAAATTTAGGTAAAGATAATAATAATTATTTAAAGGCAATACCTGTAAGTAGTTCATTATCAATAACTTCAGATTTTAATATTGGGAATTGTGTAGTAACAGGTTCTAATTTATATACTGGTTCATTATCTAATTTAGTAGACCCATTAGGTATAACAGGACCATTACCATATCAAGTTCAATTTACAATACCTTTCCAAGGAGGTTCAGATGGTATTCATCCATCAATACCTAAAAATCATGGATGTTGTATTTCTACTTCCAATATGCAGGGATATGATTTAAGTACTAATAATTCAAAAGGTACTTTATCTTATAAAAAAGCATTTAAAATATTAGAAAATCAAGATGAATTTGATTTTAATTTATTGGTTACACCAGGTGTAATAAAACAATACCATCCATCAGTAATTAGTAGTGGTATAGGATTGGTAGAATGTAGAACAGATGCTTTTTATATTTTGGATATTACTAACTGTAATTCATGCGTTAAAACAGCCCAATGTTTAACATCTGATTTAAACTCAAATTTTGCAGCCACTTATTATCCATGGGTTAAAATGATGGATACTAGTAAAAACAAACCTACATTAGTACCCCCATCAGTAGTTATTCCTGAAATATTCGCTCAATCAGATTCATTAAGTGCTGAGTGGTTTGCACCAGCAGGTTTAAGAAGGGGAGGAGTAGGTAGTGCCATGGAAGCAGGAGTTAAATTAAGTAAATCTGATAGAGATTGTTTGTATGATAATAGAATTAATCCTATAGCAACTTTTCCTCAAACAGGATTATCAGTATGGGGTCAAAAAACATTACAACAAAGAGGGTCTGCTTTAGATAGAATTAATGTAAGAAGATTATTAATAAAAGTAAGAAAATATGTAGCTAGTATGTCTAGGTTCTTAATATTTGAACCAAATACAGTAATTACTAGAAATAAATTCTTATCAATGATTAATCCTTATTTGGAATCAATTAAACAAAAAGAGGGATTATATTCTTTCAGAGTAATTTGTGATGATACAAATAATACTAATGATGTTATTGATAGAAATGAATTAGTTGGTCAAATTTATTTACAACCTACTAAAGCCATAGAATATATTTTATTAGATTTCCAAATCACTCCTACTGGTTCAACATTTGGGGATGCTACTTTTAAAGATACAAATAATTAAAAATAACTAAAAATTTAAAGAATTTATGTTTTCAATACAAAATTATAGAAATAATCAAAAACGTTTAGAATTACTGGAATCTGTAGGAATAGGTAGTAAAGTCCAAATAGTGGATAACGAAGATTCTTCTGGTAAAATAGGAGAAATAACTTCTGATATTAATGATGGTAATTATGGAGTAAAGTTTGAAGATGGTTCAATTTCCCAAGTGCCTAAAGAATCAATTATTCCCTTAGAAGAATCTGATTTGGCTGCTGGTGATATGGTAAATGAAGCCTGGTATGATAAAAATAATAAAACAAAACCTAAAGAATCTATTAAAGAAAATGAAGAATTGGAGGAGGAAGTTATTACAGAGGAGGCAGAAGAAATAGAGACTACTGAGTTACCTGAAAAATCACCTAATTATGATGATTTAGATGAAGAGGAAGTTAAAGATGAAAGAACAGAAAAAATACTATCAGCATTAGATAGAATTGAAAATATAATTAAAAAAAGACCTGAATTAGCTGATGAATTTGCTCCTAAAGCTGAAAAATTAAAAGCATTATTAGAAAAAGAAAATAGCCAAATAAATTTAACTATAAAAGATAAGGAAGTGGAGAAATCATTAAATGAATCTAAGGATGAAACTGTAGAATCTTTAAAATATAAAATCAATAGATTAGAAAAAATTAGTAAATTAAATCCTAAAGATAAAGAATTTTATTCTAAAAAATTAAATTCATTAAAGAAAGAATTATCTGAAAAAGAAGGATCATTAAATGAAAATCCAAATAAATCTGATACTGAATCTATAAAAAACACTCAACCAAATTCTCAAATTACTGATGATTCAATTTTAGAATCTAAAATAGACAAATCATTAAAACTAGAAAGAATAAAACAATCAGTAATTAAAGAAGAAAAATTAAAATTATTAGTTTCTAAATTAATTAAGGAAGTAAGAGAAGAATCTAAAGGTGATTATAAAAAATCATATGTGGTAGAAAAACAATTTTTAAGATCATTTAATTATCAACCATTTGATGATTGGTATAAAACATATAATGAATATATTGAAAATGGAGAAGAATTAACTGGAGAGGAAGAATTTTTTGAAGATACTACTTATATAATTGATTTTCTAAGAAGAATAATTTCTAAATTGAAAATTAATGAGGCAAGTTATCCTGGCAGAGCAAGTAATGGTAAATTAGAAAACATAGATAAAGCTTTACAACAAATTTATCCCTACATGTCTAAGGGAGACCAAAAATTAAAGGATGATGTGTTTTTTGGTTATTATAGATTTTACAATGATGGTGATTTTAGATCAATTAATTTTCCATTTTTGAAAAAATTAGGATTTAGTGAAGACAAGATTAGAATAATGAAATCTATTAAACAAGATCACAATTGGGATAGAAGTAATACTTTTGATAGACCAAAGGCTGATAGGGGGAGAAGAGATCATGAACAAAAGATGTTTTATATAAAAGATAGACAAAGAGGAGAAAGATATAAAGGTCCTTTGGAAGAAGCTTTAGAACTAACAATGAAATATTTTATTTCAAAATACAAAGACAAATATAGAGAATTAAAATCTCAAGGTAAACTATCTAAAATAGATGAAAATAATGACTTCAAATCAGAATTAAAAAATGAATTTGAGGGATTTAAATATGTAGTAGTAAGTCAAGGTGGAAGTATAGGTAATAATAGTAATTACATTCCTAAATTTAATGGTTCTGTTTATAAGGTATTTGAAGACGAAAATGAAGCTAAAGAAACTGCTAAAAGATTAAGATCTAGATTAACCCCCGGTGAAAAATCTTATTATAAAATGTCTTATAAGGTGTTTAAAATAAAAACAACAGATTTAGATAAATTAAATATTAAATAATCTAAAAATAAATTAAAATATTTATAATAAATAATTAAATGGCAATACTAGAATCAAATCAATTAATATCAACAGCCTTTGAACCAAAATTACAAAATAGGTTTATTTGTTATGTAGATGGTATTCCTACTTATATGATTAAAAAAGTAAGTAGACCTAAAATAAAAAATAATATTGTAGTTATAGATCATATTAACACTCAAAGAAAAGTTAAAGGAAAAACTACTTGGGATAATGTAAATATGGAATTATATGACCCTATTTCACCTTCCGGGGCTCAAGTGATTATGGAATGGCAAAGATTACATAGTGAACAAATAACAGGTAGAGATGGCTATTCAGATTTTTATAAGAAGGATGTAACTTTTAATATGATTGGAGGTCCAGGAGATATAGTGGAAGAATGGGTTCTTAAAGGAGCAATGATTGAATCAATTGATTTTGGAGAAGGAGATTGGGGTTCAGATGCTCCTACAATGATAAACCTTGTATTAGCAATAGACAGTGCAATTCTTCAATACTAAGGCCCAAGTTTAAAATTAATTTTATCATTAAAAATTTATATATTTAAAAAATAATGAAATCTTAACCTTACTTTTGTAAGGTTTTTTTATGTAATAAATTACTAGAATTTTAACAAATTTTTAATTTCAATATAATTTAGTATATGCTAAATTATTCTGTAAATTCCGTAGGATTCTTACTAAATTTGCATATTTATTCTCTATTCATAATCCATATTTATAATAAAAAATTGAATAATAATTCATCAATATTAGATTTAACATCGTCTTTAAAATTACTTCAATCAATTAATGAACAATATAAAAAAATTGATAATTATGAAGAAAGAACTTTAGAGAATGTAAAATTATATTTAAGTGAAAATAAAAGAATAAAGGAATTCAATAAGGAATTAATTAGAGATAAACAAAATTTATTAAAGGAAGAAGAAAAGTTAAGAATATTAAAGAAAAATAATAATGAAATAGAACAACAACTAAATGATGAATTATATAATAAAACTTTAATATTATCTAAATTACAACAAGATTTATCTATAGCTAAGAAATCTAATGATCAAATAGAAATAAAAAAATTAAAAGAAAAAATAAAATTAGAGGGAGACTCTAAATCTGAATTAGATAATATATTACAAAATTTAGATGATACTTTAGAACAACAAGAAAAAATTATATCCTCTAAAAAGAAGGCTTTAGAGATAGATAAACAATCCATCAATGAATTTAGGAAGGCTGAATTTAAGGCTAAAATATTTGAAAAATTTGAATCAGTATTTAAAAATATTCCATTAATAGGAGATAAATTAGGAAATTCATTTGATAGAATAGGAGATAAAATAAGAGCTAAATCATTATCAAAATCCAAAAATCAAGATATAGCTGGAGAGGCCAAAAAACAAGAGGAAGTTATTACAGAGGAGGCAGAAGAATTAGAACAATTAAGTGCCCAAGATGGATTATTAGGAAAAGTTGTTACCAAATTGGCACCAATAGGAATAGCTATTGGAGTTGTTTTTTCATCTACTTTAGGATTTATGTTTAGTATGGATAAACAAATATCTAAAATAGCTAAAAATTTTGGAGTATCCTATGAACAGGCTATTAAGTTAAGAGCAGAAGCAGGAAATATATCTAATTCTTTCAAGAACATAAATTCAAATTCAGGGGAAGTATTAGAAGTAATATCTTCATTAAATGAAAAATTTGGGATTTTAGCTACTTATAGTAAAGATTTAATAGAAAACCAATTAGTTCTTACTAAAAGAATGGGATTATCTGTAGATGAAGCATCTAAAATATCTGAATTATCATTAATAACAGGAAAAAATAGTAAACAATTAACTATTGATATTTTAAATCAAACAAATTTAGAAGGAAGAAAAACTAAATTAATGTTTGATCAAAGAAAAATATTGAAAGAAGTAGCCACCACTTCAAATTATATTAAGGGATTATATCAAAATAATGTTAAATCATTAACAGAAGCAGTCCTAAAATCTAATGAATTAGGATTAAATCTAGACAAAATGAGATCAATTTCAGAATCTTTATTAGATTTTGAATCTTCTATAAATAATGAATTAGAAGCTGAATTAATAACAGGCAAATCATTAAATTTTGAAAAGGCAAGAGAATTGTCATTAAATGGAGATATAGCTGGTGCCACTCAAGAATTAATGAAACAAATTACTAATTTTGATAAAATGAATGTTATACAAAAACAATCAATATCAAAAGCAGTAGGTTTAACAGTGGATGAATTATCTGATTCAATAAATCACCAAATAGTATTAAATAAATTAGGAGCTAAAAATGAGGACCAATTAAAGGAGGCTATAAAATTAAAGGCAAGTGGAAACAAATTATCAGCTGAACAAGAATTGATATTATCAAAATTAAATAATTCTGGAGAAGAATCATACAAAAATTATCTAGAGAATCAATCAGTAGTAGAAGCATTATCAGAAGCTTGGGATAAAATAAAGGATACTATAGGTACTATATTTATTCAAAGTGGATTAATGGAAAAACTTCATGAATTTACTAAATGGATATCTAGTCCTGAAAATTTTAATAAAATATTAGATAAAGTATTATTAGTTGTAGATGGATTACTAAGTTTTAGCCAATGGTTTGTTTTTTGGGATGTAGATGATGGTATTCAAAAAATGAGAGATGGTATTGAGGATATGAGAAATGAATATAAAAACAACCCTATAGAAATAAAAACAACAACTTCATCCAATCCTATAACAATAGAAAGATTATCCAATTCTAATAATTTAAATACTAATAACCCTAATAGTGAGTTATTATCTAAAATGGATAAGTTAATTAAAGTTACAGAAGAAAAAAGTAATATACTACTTAATAATGTTACCACTTTGGATGGTAGAAGAGTACAAGAGGGTATTATAAAAGTAGACCAAACAAAAGCCAAATTTGTTTAATATTTATAAATAAAATAATGCCACAAAATTGTATTTCAATATTTAATAAATTAGTAGTAGATAGAGGAACAACTTTAACTCCATGGTATGGTGAAAGACCTAACCAATGGGACAAAGGAATAAATTCAACTATTCATAATTTATCAAGTTTAACAGGACAACCATTATATTCTGTGCCTCCTTCTGTATTGGATATGAATGCTATAACTCCACCAAAATATACTATTTTTTGTAATCCAAGATAATTTAGAAACTTCTATTTATTATAATTGTCCCTTAATTTAAGGGACTTTTTCATCTTTTTCATTAAATTTATATTTATAACTAAAAATTTATGTCTAATAATGTTCATGAATATTTAACAGAACAAATAAGTTTACCATCAAAGGGATTAATATATCCTAAAGAGTCTCCTTTATCATCTGGAAAAATAGAAATTAAATATCCAACTGCCAAAGAAGAGGATATACTAACTAATAGTGGTTATATAAAAAATGGAACAGTATTCGATAAGTTATTAAAATCAGTAATAGTAACTCCAGGAGTTAATTTGGATGATTTATTAATGTGTGATAAAAATGCATTATTAATAGCTGTAAGAATATTAATGTATGGAGAAAATTTCAAATTTACTTACAAATTCAGTGAAGATGAAAAATCAGAAATAACGTTAAATTTGCAAACTATTAAAGAAAAGGAATTTGATAGTTCATTATTTAAAGAATCATTAAATGAATTTGAATATACATTACCAAAATCAAAATCATTGGTTAAATTCAAATTATTAAATCAATCTGATGTTAAAAAAATTAATGAAGAATTAGAGGGTTTAAAAAAAGAATCTACTGAAAATAAAAAAAGTATCACAACCAAATTAAAACATCAAATAATATCAATAAATGGAAATTCAGACCCATCTACTATTAGAAAATCAGTAGATAGTATGTTATCCTTTGATTCTAAATCTTTAAGAGATTATATAGATAAAATTGAACCAGATTTAGATTTATCATATTCAATTAATACTCAAAATGGTTTGGCGGAGGGAACCATACCTGTAACTTCTGTTGACTTTTTTTGGCCTGACTCAATCTTATAAAGTATCACTAATTGAAGAAATACATGATTTGGTATATCATGGGAATGGTGGTTTTAATTATGAATCAGTTTACAATATGCCAATTTTACATAGAAGAATTCATATAAAAAGAATAAATGATTTTATATTAAAACAAAATGAAAAAACCAATTCATCCCCTAAGGAACCTAAAAGATTCAACATACCGGATATAGCTAAAAAGAATTCAATAAATTTAAAAAATAAACCCTAATATTTAGGGTTTTTTTATCTTTATATTTATAATAAACTTGCCAAATCCAAAAAATATATTATTTAACTTAGTTCATAATAATGAAGACTTTCAATATTATTATGGAGGTAATGGTAACTTTTCTCAAAATAACATAAATGATTATTCTGATAGGAGAGGAGGAAGAAGTGATGAACCCTATGTAAAAGGATTAAATGCTAAAGATGTATTAAAAAAAGATAACCCATTATCATTACTAAGATTAACAGACACAATAACAGGGGGATTTATTGATGGAGGAGTGGGAACTCAATTATATAGTAGGGGCCAAGATGTAATTAGGATAGGAAAATATTTATTAGATACCCCTGAAGGTCCATTTTGGTTATTAAAACAAAAACAACTTCAAAATATGAATCCCCAATTAGAATGGGGGAATTATGATAAATTAGGAGAAGAAACTGATTATAAGAAAATTGGAAGCATTTCATCTGAAAAATGGTGGAAACCTAAATCTAAGGTAGGAAAGTTTTTAGCTGATAATACAAAAAATATTTTAAATAAAGGTATTAATGTATTAAATAATGAAATAAGTAAAATTAATAATAATGGTAAATCATCTAATAGAATTTTTAATAATGGTATAAATTTAATGGCTTCAATAGCTGGTTCAGGAGGTTTATTAAATATTACTAGGCATGGATTAACTCCTAATGATTCCGAAAAGTTTAAATATTCTAATGTAGTTAAATCTTTAGATGAAAAAGGATTAAATAGATTAAGCTCTTATCTACTCCCTAAATTATCAGGAATAGATAAAATTGAATTAAATGGAATATTTTTCAGTTATAGTGGTGGTCCTGATTCCACTTTAGGATTAGGAGACACAATTGTAAAAAGATATTATGATACTACTGATGGATTATTTAAATCTCAAAATTTAAATACATTTATGGATGGAACATTAATAACAACTAATGTTTCTAAATTAGATGAAAATAATAAATACCTAAATTCAGATTATAAAAAATTTATAGGGGGTTTTGAAAGAATTAGAATAGGAAATCCTGGGAGTAGTAATAAATCTATTAAATCTGATTATAATAAAACTTTAAATTATAATTGGCACCCCACAGAATATAGTAGTATAAATACCAATGAATCTAAATTAGGATTTGATAAGATTAATGTATTTCCAATAGTACATGGAAATTCAGAAGGGGGAATAGCCTCCAAAGGAACATTAGGGAATAAAAATAATGGTTATACTTTAAAAACAAACTTTCCTGTTAATATAAATTTATATAATATTATAAAGGATGGGAAAGAATCAATAACAAAATATACTCAAGATTTAATAAAATTTAGATTTGAAGCAATAGATAATGAAGATCCCACCAAATCTGATTTTATTATTTTTAGAGCTTTAATATCTGATTTTAAAGACAACCATAAAGCTGAATGGAATAATCATACATATAATGGAAGAGGAGAGGATTTATACACATATCAAAAATATACAAGATCCATATCATTTAATTTCAAAGTGGTTTGTTTTTCAGAAGTAGAAATGAAACCCATCTATCAAAAATTAAATTATCTAATATCTAATTTAAGTCCTGATTATAGTAATTCTAAAAAAATGAGAGGACCATTAATGAAATTAACTATAGGAAATTATTTAGTATATCAACCAGGATTTATAACATCTTTGGATATATCAATCCCTAATGAATCTCCCTGGGAAATAAATTTAGGAGAACCCGAAGGGACTTCAAATTCTGATTATTCCAAAGAATTATTTGAATTACCACATTATTTAGATTGTAGTTTAAGTTTTACTCCCATTCATAATTTTTTACCTAAAAAAGGAATAACAACTCCTTTTATTGGTGTGGGAATTAATAAAAAATCAAATAGTAATGGGTATGAATCGTTAAATTCATTATTTGATGGGTTAGAAGGAGAAAAAGATAAAGACATTACTGATATTTTCAATGAAAAATTATTGAAGGAAATAAATAGAGTTGATTCATCAACTCCTGTTAATACTATAAATTCTTCTAGAGGAGTATTTAATAATACATTAAAGGGAAATACTTTAAGTAATTTTATAACAGGTAGTTTACCTTCCGCATCATCAGTAGATTATAATAATGATCAATTAAACCATTTAGGAATAGATAGTACTTTATTATTTAATCCAAAATTAAAAACATAATGAGCAGATACGATAATATTAAAATAAACAATAACAATAATAATTTATTAAAGAGATATTATAATACTGTAAAATATCCTACAATAGATTATTTTGATAATGATATATATATTGAATCCCAACCCCAAGATAAATTAGATGTTTTAGCTAATGAATATTATAATGATGTTAATTTATGGTGGATTATCCATAAAGCTAATAATTTAAAAAATTTTTTAAGAAGAATTCCTCCTGGTATTCAATTAAGAATTCCTATGAATATCCAACAGATTCTAAAAGATTTTGAAGAAATAAATTCAAATAACATAAATACCAATAATTAATTTTTCCTTTAAAAACCATTGGATTCTAGTACTTTCTAGAATCCATTTTACTTAATATATTCATTTTTTAAAAATAATTATAATAAAATAATTTTGAGCATTTTTAATGATACTTTTAAAGATTTTACTTGGAAACAATTAAAATTAAGACAATCCTTACTAGACAATAATTCTAGATCTCCAGAATCTATATTATGGATGAATTCTAAAACCGCTTGGGTAAGGATGACTTCATTAATGAATTTT